ATATAATCACAAAATGCTAACATTAGTCATACTCCTTTTTTCCACCGAATTCTTCATTCCAATTATAACCTGCAAGATAGTCTTCGATTTCTTTCTTAGACATATCGACTAGATCGATTCTAGTTGATGTATGAGTATCGCCAACATAGTAGTGTGGATCAACACCGCGACTATACCAACTATCTGCAGATCCACGATCAAATGGACCACCATGACGATCGTTGTATTCAACGTCTTTATATGTTCTCATATTATTCTCCGTAAGCAACTGCGTCGTTATCTGCACACATCTCAGCATACTCCATTGGATCTGTATAACGAGCAACTAAATCGCTGTACTCGATCACAGGTTCTTTGAAAGCGATACTGCCTTCGTAGTCAAGTTGAGACTTTTCGAACCAACTCAAATAGTCATCTGACTGTGGACCATAACCAATGATGGTAGTTTGAAAGTACTCATCATTGCGTTCGATATCACCACGAACCATTTCAACTACTTCGTCCATATCTACATTTTCTGGCACATCAGTGATTTTAAATTCTGAACCACCTTTGGCTTTCCAATAGAATGTGCCATCAAAGCCTTGATGCGCAGCGTAGTTTTCATAGTCCTGTGTAGCGATAACGATCATCATATATTTTGCCTTTTTTCAATTTATGGATCTATTATACCATAACTGCAGGATTTGTACATAGGCCTTGCAAGTTATTGATTTCATTAGCTTTTTTACTTGACTAAAACGGTAGACTATTGCCTGGGGGCCTCAACCTGGGAGCGCTTAGGGGCCCCGGGGTGATCCCCACGCTATTTCGACTTGGAAAAAAACTGGAGAATTAGCCTCTGCGCATACGACTGATATCTTTAGCATCATCGCTACTGAATACAGGCACTGCGTTTGACTTGTGAAGTGTACCGATACCAAGCATCTTGTCACCGGTATATTGATGTTGCTGTTTCTTAGTACAATCGTGATAGCCACTATTCAATGAAGGATAGTGTGGTGTCTCGCGTATGTATGGCTTAGGTGATGGAACCTTCGCAACCGCTTTGAGTGGCTTTTTAGGTTCGTACTTTTTGACTAACGCTTCCCATGAAGCCTGCAACTCTCGCTGCTTGGCAGTTGGTTTACGTTTGCGCTTTTTAGAAGTTTGATTAGTATAGATCAGCATAGATGTATTATACCACGCTTTTTCTCGCATGTACATAGGCCCCCTGAAAATATTTTTTCATGCTGGGGAACGAACACGGGGAACCGAAGTCCCCCGTGCCGAGATATGGATCACCTGCCTTTTAGTGGTAATATTCTTCTGCGATTTTGCCGATATAATTATCGACCTGCTGTTTCTTCATCTGAAGCTGACCGACTTTGTCGCTTCGACCCTCCTTTTTCATTCGCGCTATACAATGCTCAAGCTCTCTTGAATCTTTTTTTAGTTTTTCTAATTGGGAAGGAACCATCTGTTCTCCTAACGGTTAAATTGTAAGGTTATCAAATCGCATGATATAGAATATTTGCTATAAAGGTCTCCTGTGGAAATGAAAAACGGACCAGAGTCAGTTAAGACTTGGTCCGCCGTGTTAAAATTGTGTGTAGTATACACTCATACAGTTATTTATCTAATGATGAGTCCTGGGAACGCTTCTGCCACAAGTTTTTTTGTTAATCCTTTGTATACACCATCTAAAGTTTTATCCTTCATATGGCATACTAATGGGATCTCTTTGCTGTCGATCCTATAAAGGATATCAATGAACATCTTTTCTCTACGTACTCGATTGACTTGTTCACCTGGTCCACCTTTGACAAAGTACCTAAACTTTTTTGTCTCTGACATTAGTCTAGTCTTATCGTATAGTTTCTTTTCTTTCTCATCGATTGGTGGAATACCTGGAGGAAGTAAGAATTGTACTGTATCATCAAATGCACCTTTGAGGATATCACGAAGTTCAAGACAATTAAATTTTTGTAGGAGTTCAAGCTTCTCTTTACGAGACTCTGCTTTACCTACTAACTCTAACATCTCAGTGACTAATAATTTTTTTGCCATATATCAAAACTCTTGGACAGATTCTACTAACATCTTGCAGCGCTTTTTAATCAAGTAGTCGAGGATGCGAGCGCGTGGAGCAACCTCTTGATTTTCAAAAGTATTTATGATACTTTCAGTGTGCTCTTTTGGGATTTGATCTAAATCGATCAATAACTTATTACGTTGGTAATTGCGATAAGTTTCTGTGTCCATTACTTTTTGAAGATCTTCTGCACCTGCTAACCAAGCTTCAATCTTTTTCTTAGTGACTGGTGTCTGACGTAAACCATCAACAAAGGTATTATCAACAGAGAGAACGTTAGGAATACCATCGCCACTGTCACCACGAATAATATGCTCAAACAAATATAGGTGAGGGTTGGGATCCGTAACCATTTTTTTCTGGATTGGTGAGAACTGTTTAACATTCTTGTATTTATGTAATTGTACAAAGTCCTTATCTGAAGAGATAATCATTACAGGTTCTGCTTTACCAAACTCTTGAGTTTCTTTAACCAATGTAGCAATTACGTCATCTGCTTCAACGTGAGGAATGTGCACCACTTTATATGGGAAGTTTGCCTTGATCTCTTCGCGAATAGTGTTTAAGTATTCGAAGAATAAATTCCAATCCATACCACTATCTTCGCGAGCTTTCTTGCGATGAGCTTTGTATTGCGGGAATACACGCTTACGCCACGATGAACCACCATCACAAGCAATTACGATCTGTCCATATTCGCCTTTGTATTTGTGTGCATACATGCGAATGCTATTCAGAATCATGTGTCGTAGAAAATCCTCACTAAGCTCTGCACCAGGCTGAGAATAGAATGAGGCGATAGAAATTTGGGAGTAGTCGATGATAATCATAATCTATATTATACCACATTAATTGTCTGTTGTAAACCCTTAATGTGAGCTCTATGCACTTTAACCATTATCCAATCATTATAATATTGTTCGCTAGTTAACACATTGCGTGTAAACTGTTCGTATGCTTCTAAGTAATTACATTCGCCTTTTCCTGCACATAAATGCAGGATTTCGCGCTTATAGTTCTCTTGACCATTTTGCTTGAGTTCTTCTAATAAAATCTTATTAGATCCGAAGTATGTCTTCCAATCTGATTCTACTTTAAGTCTCTTCTTTTTACCTTTTACCATCTTAGTCTTACTAGACCAAAATAGTTTCTTACCTACATACAGTTTGCCTGACTTAAGGCATGTAATAAGATAAACGAAGCCGTAAACTTCTTTATGTGTTTGTTCGCCTAATTCGTAAGGCTTACCATTGTATATCCATGTCATCGTCGAATCCGCCATTCTTAAGAAGGTCTAGATCATCCTCTAGTTCCTCTTCTATATATGACGACCCGCAGAATGGACAATATTCTGGTTGGTTATCTACATTGTCTGCATCGAATTCAATGGTGGATTCAACACCACATTCTCTACACTCAGTTGTTATTTTTGTCATAGTGTCTGTTCTTTTAATTCTAACCATGTTTTGGTTTTTTGTAAATCACCGATGAGCTGTTCTCCGTGAAATACTTGTGGGACAGAACGAAGACCATGTTCAACTAATACATCTCGTCCTGCTGCATTTGTTTCTATGTCAACTTCAGTGTACTTAATGCCTTTAGACTCTAAAAATTGTTTTACTTGTACACAATTAGGACATACTTTCTTTGAATAAACTATAATCATAATGATAGACCTTTCATCGATTCAGCTGTAACGTCTTGCTTAACACCACCAGTAATGTAACTCGTAATTTCTGTTTCTTGAGGAGCAACTTGAACATTGCCGCCACCAATCCATTTCTCAGTCCATGGTAATGGATTAGATTGTGATACTGTATATGGACAATGGTAGTTCATAGCTCTCATACGACGGCAACCAATCCACTCAACGTAATCGCCTAATAGCTTTTCGTTTAGACCAATCATTGAACCATCTTTAAACAAGTATTTAGCCCATTCTTTTTCTTGTTCAATGGCTGCAACAAACATATCACTTACTTGCTTTTCCGTCTCTTGACGAATACGTTCCATATCTTTATCATCTTTAATCAATGAACGAATAATGGATGTTGATGCTGCTAAGTGTGTATTCTCATCACGTGCAATAAATTTAATTACTTTGGCATTGCCTTCCATCTTCTTTAATTCAGCGAATGCCCATGAGCATGCGAATGAAACATAGAAGCGAATACCTTCGAGTATGTATACACTCATCAAACACAAGAATAATTTCTTCTTCAATTCATACATGTCAATCGTAATAGTTTCACCATTGACAGTGTGTTGGCCAACACCTAAAAGCTCAAAGTAACGAGAATATGAAATGAATTCGTCGTAATATTTAGATATGTCATGAGCGCAATCAAGGATAGGTTGAATGCTCTTAATCTCGTCAAATACTTTTGAAGGATTTGCATAGATGTTCCTAATAATATGTGTGTATGAACGTGAGTGGATCGTCTCGAAAAACGCCCACGTTTCTACCATCACTTCTAATTCTGGCACAGATGCCATAGGTAAAAATGCAAGGTTAGGTGAACGACCTTGCACTGAGTCCAATAAAATTTGACGTTTTAGATTAGATGTAAAAATGTGTTGTTCAAATTCATTTAAGTCATGGAAGTCTTTACGATCTTTTGATAAGTCCATTTCTTCTGGTCGCCAAAAGAAACCAAGTTGCTTATCAGTAATTTTTTCCATTTGTGGGTATCTAACTGTATCATATCTTGCGATATCTACTGATTCACCAAAAAACATTGGTGATTCTAAATGACTCTTACTGTTTAACTTAAATACTGACATTTACCATTTCCCTAACGGACATTTAAATGATGGCACAATTATCTTCAATAAGATAATACAACCACATTCTTTACAACGTTCAACTGCTAAGAGATCCGTCTTCTTCGGACAAGAAGCACAGATCTCATACCTTTTTATTGCTAATTCTTTTATATCTTGCATGATTCACAGTCATCCTCACCATCAACTGGTTGAGCTAACTGTTCTTCAATTTCCTTAAACTCTTTTTCGTGTAACTCACCAGCACCGTCATATGTATTAAAGTAATAGAGTTGCTTACCACCATACTTATAGAACATAACCATATGCTTAATCATATCAGCCATTGAAACTTTATGATCTTCATAATTCTCAGGATTATATGATGTATTCACAGAAATACCTTGATCGATGTACTTTTGCAAGATAGCACAAATCTTTAAGTAACCTTCAGGAGATTTTTGGTCCCACAATAAATCATATTGATTCTTCAGTTTGTGATAACCTGGTACAACTTGAGCCATCACACCATCTTTCGATTGTTTGAATGAAACGAGTGCACGTGGTGGTTCGATACCATTAGTAGAGTTACTAATCTGTGCAGATGTTTCTGCAGGCATCAAAGCCATTAATGTAGAGTTGCGAATGCCATAATGAATTAAGTCTTGGCGCAAATTAAACCAATCCACACGTTCAACGTGTGGCACTAGTTCGTCAACTTCTTTCTTATATGTATTATTTGGTGTTTCTCCACGTGAATACTTTGTTTCACCATGTGAAGGACATGCACCTTTTTCTTTTGCTAAGTTTACAGATGCTTTAATCAAGTAATATGACCATGCTTCTGCATACTCATCAATCACTGGCAATGCTGCATCGTCGTATCTCAATCCTCGTTTTGCGAGGAAGTAGGCGAGGTTGATGATGCCGTTGCCAAGAGGGCGGCGATTTTTCGTCCCTCTTTCTGCAGCTGGTACTGGATACCATTGATAGTCAAGTAAGGCATCGAGTGCTCTGACTGAGAGGTCGCAATACTTTTCGAATTCTTTTGGTTCGTTGATGAGTCCCCAGTTGATGGCCGACAAAGTGCACAGACTGATTTCTCCATTTTCATCCTCCGCTGAAGTTAAAGGTTTGGTTGGTAAATCGATTTCGCAACATAGATTTGACATACGGATTGGTGCTTTTTCTGGTATAAATGCACCATGACTATTCGCATGATCTACGTTCATTAAGTAAATTCTACCTGTATCCTTACGCTCGCTCATATATTGAGTGAATACTTCCATAGCAGAAAGCGTCTTCTTACGGATACTATCGTTTGCTTCATAAGCAACGTATAACTCTTTAAACTTGTCTTGATCTGCATAAAACGCTTCATACAAATCAGGTACTTCATCAGGTGAAAACAATGTGATGTTGCCACCAGTTAGTAAGCGTTCGTACATTAGCTTGTTAAACTGGAAGCAGTAATCCATATGACGTACTCGAGTTTCTTCAGTTCCTTTATTGTTCTTCAATACAATAAGGTTCTCAAACTCAAGATGCCAGATAGGAAGATAAACAGTTGCAGCACCACCACGTACACCACCTTGTGAACATGATTTAACTGCAGCTTGAAAATACTTTAGAAAGGGAATGAGGCCAGTGTGAATAACTGAACCGTCACCAATACGACTACCAATAGCACGAATGCTACCAGCGCCGATGCCAATCCCAGCCTTTTTAGAAATGTAACGGACAATGGAAGTCGACGTCGCATTGATGGAGTCCAAAGAATCATCTGACTCAATAAGGACACAGCTACTAAACTGGCGAGTAGGAGTGCGAAGCCCAGCCATGATTGGGGTAGGAAGGCTAATATAGAATTGAGATACTGCATCGTAATATTCCTTTACGTATTTCATGCGAGTCTCTTTAGGATATTGCATAAAGAGGTTCATCGCAATAAGCATGTATAGAATCTGCGGTGTTTCATATGGTACTTTAGTAATTCTATCTTGTACTAAATACTTACCACGAAATTGTTCCATACCTACATACGTAAACTCATTGTCACGATCATGTTTGATGTGTTTATCTAACTGATCAAATTCATGTTCATCATATTCATTTAAGACTTGTCCATCATACATACCACGCATGACGTTTTGAATGACAACAGTGTGTAGTGACCATGGTTTGTATTCACCATAGACTTGTTTACGTATCTTATAGTTGACTAGACGAGCAGCAACATACTGATAGTTAGGTGTATGTTCAGAAATTAATTCTGCTGCAGACTTGATGAGCAACTCGTGGATGTCATCTGTCTTCATGCCGTCGTTGATTTGAATGTTTGCTTTTAATTCGATCTCACTGATCGAGACACCGTTAATACTTTCTGTTGCCCATTCCAAAACCTTGTGGATTTTGTTTACGTCGAAGTATTCTTGTTTGCCATCGCGTTTTACTACATTTATATTTTGCATATTATTATCGAACTCCGAAAATCAGAAGTATATTATACCACATGCAATGAAGCATGTACATAGGTAAATTGTTTGTTGTTAGGCTACAGCAGATGCGAGTGAAATTGCTGCGTTAATGGCAACGTTTAGTTGCTCTTTCAATTGTAATTCATCTGCAGTCGTTGCGACTGCTTGTTCTACTTCTAGCCCTTGAAGTAGGCTGACATATTCTTCCTTAGAAATTTGACCACTTTCATATGCTGCAGTATACTCTGCATAGTATGCTTGTATTTCTGTTGCGATCATCGTGGCTTGCTCCCTAGGACTGTTTGAATTTTCTCAGCATTTCTTTCGACTTGCTGAAGCTTCATCTTGCAAAAGATTGGTGATGTCTTATCATCAAACTTTATTTGTTCTGACAATTCTACCATCTGACTTGCCATCTTATACGCTTCTGGATTGCGTGGTATGTATTGAGTAAAGTTCTTAAACTCTAAAGATGTATTTACTATTTCTTTGATTTCAGACTTAAGCGCAGTAGGAGTATCACATGATTTCTGTGCTACTTGTGCTTTAGTGCGTATCTTATTTATCAAAGCATATTCTTGATTATCGTAATGTGCCATGAAGTATGCATCAAACACTGTACAACCGCTTAATGTCATAACTAAAAGTGTTAATGCAATCTTTTTCATTTTACATCCTCAAATATTTTCTTCTGTGTTCTATACCATTCTTGCCAAGCTTTTAATTTCTCACTGTTCTCATGACAAACTCCATAGTTTTCTGTAACTACTGTGAGCAGTTCAGGCACTTTAACTTCTGAGGTTCCTCTAACAGTACTGATGGCGCTTCCGGGAACTTCATTTTGACTGGCACTGTCGTGGAGCATGACTGCAGCATTAGACAGCTGGCAAGTATCAGTAACGTATTTACTAAT